TGCCAGCCCAGCATCTGGTCGAGGCGCGCGATCTGTTCGAGACGCTCGCCCAGCTCGAAAGCGCGGTTATCCGGGATGACGTACTCGACACCCCGGAAGTTGAGTTTGATCTCCGCCATTACGAGAGCGTCCAGCTGCCCGACGACACGAACTCGGCCGAGAAGGTCGCCGCGTCGTCGTGCGGGTTTTCCTCGGAATAGCTGGTCAGGAAGAAGTTGCCCGCGATCGTGTCGGCGGCCGTCAGCGCGTCCGCGAACTTGAAGGTGAGATCGGTCAGCAGCGGGCTGGTCGCGATCGTCATCGCGAGATCGCGAAGCACCGGCGTCGTTGCCACACCCTCGACGCTGATCGACAGCTGGCGCGTCGCGGCGTCAGCGAGCAGCTCGGTGATCCCACTGCTGTCCTTGTCGGTGACGTCGATCGGCGCGTTGTCGATCTTAATCGAGCTCACCCGAACGCCCGCGATCGCGACAGCATTCTTCGACAGCACGGCCTTACGGCCTGCAGCTTTAGCCATATCCTGGCCTCCTGTTCAGATGGAAAAGGACTTGCCCAAGGTCCAGGACGGGCAGCCGAGCGGCCTCAGACCGTCTCGATGAGCGCCCGGTATTCGCAGACGCCGTGGAACGACCCGTCGCCAGCGCGCGTGACGTCGCTCGCCAGCCGGTGCATTTCGATGAGGCGATGACCGACAATCGTCAGGTCGCCGCGGTGCAGCCGGGCGTAAATTTGCCCTTGGATTTCCTTCGCCTCTTTCATCCCGGCGGAACGGCTGCGCGTGTGGATCCGTGCAACACAGTTGAAGCCGAGCTCCGAGTAGGTGTCGAAGGGCGCCAGGTTGATGAACCCGACCTCGACGCGCGGCCAGGACGCGGCCGAGCCGCCATCCGCGACCTGCGGTGCGCTGTCGAAGACCGTCAGGCCCAGCGCGGTAAGCGCGTCGTAAAGCGCCTTCTGGATCGCGAACTCCGCAGCCATCTAGCGCCCCAATGCCTTCTCGAGCCGGCGCACCAGCTGCTTTGTGAAGCTGCGAAGAATGAAGCCGTCGAGGTTCTGCAGCATCTTCTCGCGCGCCTTCAGGATAAAGGCGTGCTCGATCCCGTCGGGCCCGTCGCCGCGCTCGAGGAAGCGCCAATAGAACGCGTTCCGGACACGGACCGAGGCGCGCATGACGCTGCCCTGATCCCGCTCGGACTGAGAGCGCAGGCCGGTCAGCAGCTTGCCGGTGTCGACCAGCCCCTGCCCCTGGACATTTTCCTTGGCATCGGCCGCCACGGTCGCGGCGCCTTCCTTCACGACGGCCCGCGCAAGAGCCTTGGCCTCGCGCGGCGCCACTGTCTCGATCACGCGCCTGACATCCTCGAGCCCGTCGATCCGGACGAACGAGCCGCGCGACATCAGATCAAGGCTTCAGGAACTGCGCGACCAGGCCGGTGCCACCGGTGACGGTCACGTTGCCTGCCAACCACTCGGCGATCGAATCCAGCTCGATCGCGCGTGCGGCGCCGGCCGGGATGCTGCCGATCGCCAGGCCAGCGGAAAGGTCGATGGTGCCGACCCGGTTTACCTCAAGCGCAGACGCGGCTTGGCTTCCCCTGATGGTCGGCGAGATAGCGCCGGCCGTCGGGTTGCGCAGCATCAGAATGCTGCCCGGCCGGCTCCGGTCATAGGCCAGCGTGTCCGAGGCGGTGAGCGTCGTCTCGGTGACGGTGCGAACACCGGCAACGTTCAGGTCAGATGCTACGATCGCAACCATTGGTCAGCCTTTCGATTTGGGAAATCAGTTTGCGGCGCCGCGCTCGGCATCGATCACAAGGATCGCGCGCTGGGAGCCTTCGCGGCGGATGGTCCGAATGTTGTAGGCGACGCCGCCCCAGACGATCCGGTCGGCTTCGGACAGGTCGGACCGGTTGTGGATCCGGAACACCACCATCGAGGTCGCGTTAACCCGGCCCTCTTCGACCGGCTCGCGGCCGGCGCGCGTGTAGACGTTGGCGAAGACGAACGGATGCCGGGCGAGGTTGGACCAGGCCGCCTCGATCCCGCCGCCGCCGTCGGGCGTCTCGACCCGGCGCTGCAGCGTCACCCGCTGATCCATGCGACCGATCATCAGCCCGCCGCCCAGCCGAGCCGGTGAACCGCGACCAGGTCGTAGACACCCATCGGAAGCTCGGAACCCCGATCACCGATCACGACCGACTCGCGGTTCATGAACAGGTGCCCCAGCGTCAGCAGCACCGCCGCCCGCAGGGACGTCGGAAGCGCGGTATAGCCGACGGTGAAGGTGATGGTGATCCGATCCTCGCGGTCCATGCCGCCCGGCCAGACCTTCGTGTTCTTCGGCCGGATCAAGGTGTAATCCTGATCCGGGAACACATAGAAATCCGCCAGGTCGAGCGTCTGCTGGACGTCGAACTCGTCGTAGTAGGTGATCCCGGTCACCGCGATCACCGGGCTCTTGGGCAGCCGCACCATCCCCTGCAGGTAGGGATACGAGGCGGCCCAGGTCTCCTGCGCCAGCACCCGGCCGGCCATGCCGCTGACGAGCTCAACCGAGGAAGCGAGCATAGCCTCCACGACCGGCGTCTCGATCGGATCAGGCTGCCTGAGATGCTCGAAAGCCTCGGCGAGCGAGATCGGGCTGACCTCGGCCGGCGTGATGCGGCGCAGAAGCATCAGCCGACGGCCTTCTCGGTCTTCGGCTTGCGAACCGCGCGCTCGACGGCCTGCTTCGGCGCCTTGGCGGGCTTGGGCTCGGCCGGCGTTTCGGCCTCGGGCTCATCGTCTGCCACGTCAATCGTCTCCCCTTCGAACTCGGGATCGATCTGCTCGGCCGCGAGCATGTGCGGATGCTCGTTTTCGGGAACGAAGATCACGTCGCCCCGGTTGGTCCCGTCGGTGCGGGAAACCAGCAGCTTCACCTGGATTTTCTTCATGTCGCTCTCCATCGGTTCATGAAAAGGCGGCAGGTCTCCCCGCCGCCTTCGCTGAACCGATCTCAGAGGTTGCGCAGGTACTTGACCGCGGCGGTGTCGACCAACTCGCCGTCGAGACGAATGAAGCCGGCCATGCCGAAGCCGGGCCAGAAGTCCTTGTCCTGAATGGCACCAACGATCGGAGCGCCAACCTTGCGAACGAAGTACTTCGAGAAGTCCCCGAACACCATCACGCGAGCGCCGGTCGCCTGCGTGGCAGCCATCGCCTGGTTGATCGAGTAGGGCCGGTTGTTGATGGTCGGGGGAATCCCGGCCTGCACGTTGCCCGCCTGCCAGAGGTAGTTACCCTGGCCATCCTTCAGCTTGCGGATCGCAAGCAGGATGTTGTCGTGCAACATGTAGCGAGCCTTCGGCGAGGTCCGGTAAGCCGGATCAACCGAGTGCTCGAGGTCGAGGATTTCATCCCAGGCGATCGCCGTGGCCGAGGCCGCGGTTTTACCCAGGGAAGCGGCCGTGACGATGCCGTTCGGATCGTTCGTGCCGTCACCGACGGTGAGCTCGAGGTTCGCCCGACGGCCCAGACCCTCACCCAACAGCGAACCGATCAGCTGCTCCATGTTGAAGATCGAGTCCTGCGACAGCTCGTAGGAGATGCGCAGCCACTCGGTGTTGTACATGTAGGCTTCGAGTTGCTTCTGGCCGAAGACCGCGTCCTTGGCACCGGTGTCGGGCAGCGTCACACCCTCGGCCGTCACCGACAGCGTCCGAGCGGTGTCGTTGATGGTCGGGATGGGCAGCGGATTGCCGGACTCGGTGTTCATCTGCGTGCAGATGTCCTCGTCGTACATCGGGCCCCAGGCCACCATCGAGCGCACCAAGATCGCCTGCAGCTCGGTCGGGACGGTGAAGCCACCGGCCGTCGTCACACCGGCGGTCTGCGCCCGCTGTTCGATCGCCGTGCGGCCGGCCATGAGCGCGGTGCGCGCCTCGGGACGCATGTCACTGATCTGGCCCTGCGCACGGATGTACTCGTGGAAAGCCTGACGGTAGGTAACCGGCTGGGCGTCCTCGGAGCCGCGGCCTTCACCGGGCGGCGTGGGCCGGCGAGGATCGCCGCGGTTCTCCGAGTCGGCGATCGTTTCGAGCCGCTCGAGGCGATCGATGCGGGCCTGGATCGTGTCGTATTCGCCCATCATCCGGTCGAATTCGGTGTTGATCTCGGCGGCGCGCGCTTCCGGCGTGCTGTCGGTGATCTCTTCGAGGCGCGCGCGGGCGTTGGTGTGGATCGACATCTGCTGAGCGCGCAGAGTCGCGATCAAAGCTCTAGACATTTCCGTCTCCTTGGGAAGGCCCGGCCGATGGGCTGCGGGCGTGAAAAAGCCCCGGTGCGCTGGGCGCCCGGGGCCTCCCGCCTCGCGACGGGGAAAATCACCGGGCAGAGCCCGGGATGGCTGCAGACGGCCGAGGCCGTCGCGGTGTCAGGTGTGCCGGCGGCCCGGCGCGGTCAGGTCGAGCAGCATCTTCCGACGCGCGTACATCGCCTGGCTGGTTGCCTTGAAAGCGGCCTTCCGGCTGGCCCGGTGAGCCTCGTAGCTGCGAAGGCCGATGCTCGTGCCCTCATAGGCCGGCGTCGTCACGATCGAGACGTCGTAAAGCGTCGCCTTCATGATCGTGCGCAGCGGAACCTCGCCGGTATCGTCCCATTCCTGAACCTCGGGAATGAAGGCGAAACTCATCTTGTCGAGATCGCCGCGCTTCATCTTGCCGACAATCTGCTTCACGTCGGGATCCTCGGGATCGAGCTCGGTCTCCATCCGAAGCCCGGTCGAATCCTCGGACAGCGCCAACGTGCCCGAACGCGAGCGAGCGAGCGGCAGGCCCTCGTGATTGACGAGGAAGACGACGTCGTCGCGGCCGATCGCCTCGGTGAAAGCACCCGGCGCGATCACCTCGCGGTAGACGAAACCCCAATCGTTGATCTCGGTCTCCTGGTTGAAGACCGCGGCATAACCCGAGACGCGCAGCCCCTCGTTATCGGCCCGGAACTCTTGCGGGACGAAGCCCCGAATTTCACGCGTCATCGGCTTCTCCTTCGCTGGTGGTGCCGGGATCGTCCACCGGCGGTTCGCTCGGTGCCGGTGCCACCGGCTGCTGCCCGAGCGGCACAGTCGCGCCCTGAATAAGCAGGTCGTTCCCCTTGGGATCGTCCGGACGGTTCTCGAGCCGGCGCGCCTCGTTGGGCGTAAGCACCGCGTTCTGGATGCCCTTCGCATAGCCCTCCATCCGCGTGCGGAAGTCGCCGCGCAGAAGGCCGTCGACGTTGAGCTCGACGTATTGCGTCCGGTCCTCGCGGCCGAACAGCTTCAGGTTCAGCTCCTGCTCGAAATCGATCACCCAGCGCCCAAGCGTGTGCTTCACGAAGTGCAAGTCCATCTGCTCGGTGTTCGAATGCGTCCCGTTCGACAAGTCCTGCACGAAGGTCGGCGGCAGCGAGTAGATGCGGGCAACCTCTTCGATCAGGAACTTCTTAAGCTCCACCAGCTGCGACTTCTGCGCATCCGCGCCCAGCGCCTTGATATCGAGGCCGGCCGGCAGCACGAGAGATTGCCGCTGCTCCTTTGCCGCCCGACGGACGGCTTCGGCCAGGTCAACCGCGGCGCGGTCCATTGCAGCACCGGTGACAAAGTTACCGGTAACAGCGAAAGGCGGGACGCCCCCGTTCTGAAAGAACTTGGACCCGAACTGCGTCGCGGCGATCGCCAGCGCGATCACGTCCCGGATGGTGTGGATCGGCCCCCGGTGCCCAAGGCCGTCGGCCTTCAGCATGAACGGGATATCGATGATCTCGCTCGCCTTGTAGATGACCGCCTTCTGCTCGCCCCCCGGCTTGTACTCGTAGAACTTGCGGCCGCGCGCGTCGCGCTTGACGGTCACCTTCGTCGGATCGAGCGCCCAGAGGTTGATGACCTCGCCGCGCCGGTTTCGCTCGATGAAGGTCAGCCCCCGGCCGCCGGTGAACACCTGGTCGAAGGTCTGCTTCCGCCATGAAAACGAGGTGAGCTCTTCGTTCGCGGCATCGTGCAGGATCGTCGCCAGCGGCGACTCCACCTTCTCGCGGCCGCCACCCTCAAGCCGCCGGTAGAGGTTCAGCGGCAGGCCGGCGATGGTCCCTGCCAGGAAGTTGACGGCCCCCCAGATCGCAGGGACGGACAGCGCGGTTTCCGTCGTGACCACGACGCCCGAGGCCGTGGAAAAGAGGTTCTGCAGGCCGAGCGCCTGATAGAACTCTTCGGGCGAGGCGCTCGAGGTCACCGACCCCGCACGAGCCTCGGCGCGACGGCCGCGCGTGATTTCCAGACCGAGCAAACGCATCAGAGCGGCATCCTGTAATCGGGATCAGCGTCCCAAGGTGAGACGGGATCAGTCGGAGGCGCGCCAGCAGTGGCAGCGCCGATCGCCATCGCGGCCGCCACCGCCATGTCGATCCGCGCGGTCGCCCGCTGCTTCTCGAAACGGCGAAGGCCGGCCGGCGACTCCCAAAAGGTGGTGGACGCGACCGCGCTGCGAAGCGCCGGGTTGATCGCGATCCGGATTCTGCGCTCGAGCAGAAGATCCTCGAAGTTGCTGATGCTATCCGGCATCCAGAGCGGCGAGTCCTTGCGGCGGTTGATGCCCTGCGGATGCTCGATCAGTGGCAGTGTCACGCCCATTTCATCGAGCACCGTCTCGAAGGTCCGGATCAACCACCGGTCATAGGCGAGAGCCTCGATCGGATGGGGCTCGTTCAGCTCCACCACGTCCGCGGCCATCTGGTCGAACCTGACGACCTTTCCCGGCGTCGCCGTGATGTGCCCCTCGGCCGCCCAGACGTCGTAGGGCGCCTTGTCCTTGCGCACCCTGGCCTGCAGCGTTTCCCCCGGCGTGTAGCCATGCGCGAACAGCACGAACTTAGGCCGGCCCTCGAGGTCGAAGCCGTCCTCGAAGACCATGGCCCGGGCGGTCAAGTCCTTGGTCGCGCCCAGGTCGAGCCCGACGAAACACGACTTCCCGACGAACTGCTCGAGCGACAGCGAAGGATCCTCGCAGGCCTCCCAGGTCTCCTGCGCGATCCAGGCGCTCTCGGCATCGGTCCACTGGCAGAAGTGCAGCCGCTTGATGCTGTTTGCCTTGCCCGGGATCGCCAGCGCCTGCGCGGCGACGTCGGCAAGATAGGTCTCGCGCAGCGTGACGCCCAGCAGCGGGTTTGCCTTCGGCCAGCACCGAGGATCGGTGAGCGGATCGTCGCCCTCATCGAGCGCGCAGACATAGCTGAAGGTGCTGTCGTCTTGGACGTTCCCGTGCGCCACGTTGACCGCGTGGACGTGTTCCTCCCAGCAAACCGAATTCCGATCAGAGCCGCTGTTCGTGATCATCAGGATCAGCGGCTGCCGGCGGAACTTGAAGCCCCGCTCGAGCATTTCCAGCGTGTCCCGGCTCGGATGCTCGTGCAGCTCGTCCAGCAAGACGAAGTGCGGCCGAAGCCCCGAACCGGTCTTACCGGTGTCCCGGCCCACCGGGCGAAAGAACGAGCCCTTCGCCATGAAGGCCAGGTTATTGACCGGGTTGACCCCGGTCGGAGTGATGCGCTGGGACAGCGCCGGCGACTGCCGCACCATCGCCACCGCGTCGTTGAACAGGATCCTTGCCTGATCCATTTTCGCGGCGGCCGCGAAGACCTGCGCCCCGGCCTCGTTGTCCGAGGTCAGCCCGTAGAGGCCGATGCCGCCCGCGAGCGGAGACTTCCCGTTGCCCTTGCCCTGCTCGATATAGGCGCGCCGGAAGCGCCTGGTCCCATCGGCCCGTTTCCACCCGAACAGCGAGCCCACGATGAAGGCCTGCGACGGATGGAGATTGAATGGCTCCCCGTCAAACTGGCCCTCAGAGAGCCGCAGGATGCGCGGAAAGAAGTCCAGCACCCGCTGCGCGCCCGCCTTGTCCCACACCAGGCCGCGCTCGCCCGCGTGATCGAGGTCCGTCAGGTGCCGCTGGCAGGTCGCCCTGACGTGCGGGCCCGCAACGATCTTCCCTTTGACGACGGCGACGGCATAGGCCGTCGCGGGATCGTCAGAAGTATCCCGACGCCGGATCGTCGTTCGTGCCGCCATTGCCGGTCTGAATCCTTGTCCGAGCGGAAGGCGTCATCCCGAACTCAGCCGCATAGCGCATCATGTCGGCCATGGCCTTGTTCGCGGAGCCGACAAGCGGGTTTTGAATCGCGTTTCCACTGGTGGTCTTGATCATCATCCCGCGCGTGACCGGATCGCGCGCCGCCATCTTCGCCAGCGCCGTCTCGGCCTGCTCCCAGCGCCCGTAGGCCTGGCAGTAGGCGGCCAGAGCGGCCCGATCGATCAGCGCCAAGACGCCCATGTCCAGCAGCTGCTGAGAGACGCGCGTCCACTCCTGCTGCGCCTCGGGGCTGAGAAACGGAGGTTTCATCGGAAGCCCCACTGATGCTTTGACCTCGGCCGGGCTGTTGCGATCCGGCCGATCTGTCCCGGCGATCACATGAAGCGCGGTGGGTTTCGCCTTACGGCCCATTTTATTCCTGCAATTTCATTGTGTTAGCTTGCGTGCGTCGCAAATTTGCGATACACATGAGGAACAGCAAAGGAGACGACGATGACCCAGACCCTGCCCACCCAGAACGAAGGCTACGGCTTCTTCGGCACTTGCCGCGCCGCAGGCCTGCCGCAGCACGAAGCATGGAACATCGCCATGCGCCAACTGACCGCGATGAACTACTGCAGCGCCGAAGCCTGCCGCCTCTTTCTCGACTCCCGCGACGGCCGCCACTTCGCCGACGAAGTGGTCAACCAAGGCGGCGCCAAAGACCTCGAAGGCGGGATCGCCCGGGCGCTGGTGACGCACCTGAACTGGAAAGCGCGCGGCCGGAACGAAAACTACCTCTTCGCCGCCCTCGCCGACTACCAAGCCGAAGCCACCGCAAACTCCAACTGAGGATCCCGACATGACCGTCAAACGCACCGACCCGAGCCTGATGCTCAACGCAACCCTTCGCGCCCAGACCATGGCGATGCGCGAAGGTATCGCAGGAGCCGCCGAGACTGTCCCGATGCCAGAGCGTTTCGTGGCGATGCCCTCGGAGCACGGCCCCTTCATGGTGATCACCGACAGCCAGACCCTACGGACGGTGGAGATTCCCCTGCACGCTTATGCTTCGGTGCGCGCCGTTCTGGCCGCGCTGTTTGCCGAGTAGGAACGCAGCATGACCGCCGAAGAATTCATCGCCATGCAGGAGCGGCTCGGGATTTCCCGGGCTGAGCTCTGCCGCCGCCTCGGGCTGGCCCCGAACACCGGGACCGCATACGCCAGCGGTCGCACCGCAATCCCCATCACCGTCGCGCTCGCATGCAGCGCGATAGCCGCCAACCTCAAGCCCTACGGAGCCGCCGAATGACCTATGCCGTCAGCCGCCCGACGAAACGCAAGACCCCGATCCGCGCCTTTGCAGGCGAGAGCGCCAAGGCGGCGCTCGACGCCGCCGGATTCGGCAAGGACCGCGAAGCGTTCGGCTTCAACAAGGGACAATTTAGCTTCATCGACCTGATCGAGGCCGCGATCGCCTACACTGGCCCCGCAGACGTTGTCGTCGCAACCTGGACGGCCGCCGATGCCGACCTGCGCCGCGTCGCCAGCCAAATGGAGCACCAGCGCGTCCGGTCGATCACGTGGATCGTGGATTACAGCTTTGAAACCCGGCAGCCCGCCTTCTGCGCGACGCTGCGCGAGCTCTTCGGCGACGCCTGCATCCGAACGACGGCCAGCCATGCGAAATTCGCCCTGATCAGCGCAGGCGAGTGGAAGATCGTCGTCCAGACGAGCATGAACCTGAACCAGAACAAGCGGATCGAGAACTTCTGGATCGGCGACGATCCCGACCTTTTCGCCGCTTACTCGGACCTCGTGGCCGAGATTTTCAAGGTCCAAGCCAACGGCGAGCAATTCGGGCACAAGCCGGCGAAGCGCCGGGCTGAGATGAGCTCCATGGGCAAGGACACTGCCGCCGATCCCTTCTCGGGCATCGGCTCGGTCGGCACCTTCGGCGCAGACCTCAACACCATGGACGACTTCTAGGCGGCCGCCTTGGTCCGCAGCTTTGCGACCTTCGCATAGCTGCGGCCGTCCTCGAGCCGAGCCTCCC